CGCGTATGCGCGTGGGCGGCGTAGTGACCAACACCGAAGCTTACAAGGTTTTGAAGATCAAGTAAGAAACAACAACATGAAAGAGAATGAGCCGGGATGCCCAAGCATCTCGGCTTTTTCTTTGTCATCGATAAATATGAGATGCTGATAACACGCACCTCTACCTCGACATTCTCTCTGATCGACGATGACACGCTGCGGGAATGGCTGCGCATCGATTCCGATATCGATGCCGATACGCTCGCCATGCTGTTAGCCAGTGCTACCGATTATATCCAAGGGCTGACGGGCAGCGTCTTGGCAGCGTCAAACTACACGGTTGCTTACGATCGCTTCGGATGTCGCGTCGACGTTCCGCTGTTCCCTCTGAATTCCATCACTGGCGTGACAGCGACGCTCGCCGATGGATCTTCAGTCACGCTCGATACCAGCGCCTACACGGTCAACCTGTTATCCTATCGTCCGTCCATAACGCTCGTCACAGCGCCTACAGACGCCGTGGGGCTGATTGTCAGCGCCAACGCTGGTTACACCGCACAAGCAAGCGTCCCTGCCTCTCTACAGCACGCAGCGGCGGTGCTGGTGGCCGCTGGCTATGACAACCGCAGCGAGCTTGCTCCCAACACGCTGGCAACGGTCGCGAACCTCATTGCGCAATACCACAGGGTGTTCCTGTGAAGATCGACGCGGGCGCGCTCGATCGACGCATAGAGCTTCTGACATCCACCAAGGCGCGGAATTCTGTAGGTCAGGAAACCGCGTCATGGGCGGTCACCGCGACGCTCTACGCACAACGGTTGGAGCTACGCACGACCGATGTAGAGCGTGTTGCGGGGCGTAGCTCGATCGCGGCAGGCCGCTACCTCATTCGCTGGCGAGATGGCGTCACCAACGCGATGCGCGTGAGGATCGGGACCACCGATTACAACATCACTGCGGTTGACGAGCCGGATCGTAAGACCACGCTCGTGTTGACGCTGGAGGCGGTCGTCTGATGGCGTCGCTCAACATCAACATGTCAGGCTTCAAAGAGCTTCAGGCGCGCCTTCAAGAGATGGCGACGGTTGACGCTACCAAGGCTGGTCAATCGGCTATCAGGTCAGGCGGTAAGATAGCGCTCAACGCGATCAAGGCCGATGCCCCGGTTGGATCAACTCCAGAAGGCGCCACAGAAAGCCGTCACAGCGCGTCAGGCGGAACGCGCAAGGTCGCGCACCACAAGATCACGAACAGCCTGAAAATCGGTAAGGTCAACACTCCCAATGAGCATCAGGTCAGCGTCGCCATCGGCGCTGGCAAAGCCTTTCAAGCATCGTGGGAGGAATTTGGCAGCATCCACAATGCGGCGACGCACTTTATGGAACGCGGCCTTACGAATTCGACACAAGAAATTATCGATGCTGTCAGCAAGGCTCTGAATAAGCAGATTATCAAGCGCGGTGGTCCAGATGCTTGAGGCAGCGCTTGTAACACGCCTCGCTGAAGTGGCGCCGAACATGTATCCGATCGATGCTCCGAAGGACTACACGACGCCATGCGTGATTTACCGCCGCCTCCACACCAATCCCGTTCGTGACATCTCGACCAGCACCGTTTCCGGATATTGGATTGCGCTTGAGATAGATGTCTATGATCCCGATTATCTTACCGCAAGGGCGCTCGCGAAAGACATCGAGCTTTCGCTATCATCGTGGGATGATGCTGATGCAAATTCCTGCTCGATCACTAACGACATAGACGACATCGATACCAAGACAGAAGTGACACTATATCGGGTTTTCATGACCTTTCTATTGTTCGCTCCCGCCTGAAGAACAAGCCGATCACTGCCACTGGATAAATATCCTGACACTTATTCAGGAGATTATTCCAGACATGACCGCAACACCTTCGACAACGGCGATTACTTCGCAGCACTCCTCTCTTGCGATTGGTTCAACGCCGACGCCGATCTATGGTCTTACCGATTTCTCCGGCCTCGGCTCGGGCGCCGCGACTGTCATCGATAGTTCGGACCTGTCCAGCACCTCAAAGCAGAAATTGCTCGGATTGATGGATGAGGGGCAGGCGAAGTTCACTTTCCACTATGCTCCCGGTGATCCCGGTCAGGTTGCGCTTGCTGCGGCTCGCACGGCTGGCACAGCTACTCCGCTCGTTCTGACCCTCGTGGATGGTTCCAAGTTCAGCTTCAGCGGCCTCGTGCTTTCGCTTGAAAAGTCCGGTTCGGTTGACGCGATCGTCACTCTCGCTGCCACGATCGAAATTACCGGCGCGGTCACGCAGGCGTAATGACGAAACCTCTTTCACTCAAAGAGCGCATTTTAGCCGCGAAGCTCCCAATCCAGATCGTAAGAGTCAAGGATTGGGATGATTTGGAAGTCGGTGTGAAAATGCTTTCAATTAACGAGCGCACCAAGCTTCTAACGGTTTATCTCGATAACGCGAACGCGGTGAAAGCATATACTGATGATCAAGCTCTACCCGTTGACGAGCAAAAGGGGTTGGATGAAGTCAAGCCGCTTGATCAGTTCAAGCTCCAGCTTATGCTATCGCTGGTTGATCCGCTATCACGCGAGCCTATTTTTGCGATCGACGACCACGCCCTTTTCGATGACATCGGCTTTCCGACGATTCAATGGCTGTCAGAGATTTTCTTGAAGATGAATGTCTATCAGTCAGAGAATGACGACTCGCTAAAAAAAACTTCCGAGTAAATCCCCTTCGGAGATTCCAGTTCAGATTAGCTCTCGCTCTCGGATGCACAGTCCGAGAGTTAGAGGATAAAATGGACTATAACGAATTCCTCGAATGGACAGCATTTTACGAAATCGAACCGTTCGGAACGCCGACCGAAGATAACCGATGGGAAAATCTGCTCTCACTGTTTTGGTCTGCCAATAGCACCAGCCGCTCCAAGCCACCGCGTTTCTTCGATCGTGATCCAGAAGAGACGAAACGGATAGCCGCAGAACGATCATCGGCGATGTCATTGGATGAAAAGCTACGCGCCTATTTCGCTCCGCGTGCGGCAGAACAGGAGCCGGAATCATTAAATAGTTGATGGCGAATAGCATTGGCAGTCTATCTGTAAATCTCGATCTTGAATCATCCTCTTTTATAGCCGGACTGAAAAAGTCAGCCGATGCGGCTGCGGAAGCGTCTGCGTCGATTGCTGAAACCTTTGCCGCAGCTAAAGAGGCTGTAATCGGCCTCGGTGAAGTGCTGGCGGTCGATTGGTTCGCGGAGCAAATCAACAAGGCGCTTGAATACGCGGAGTCGATCAAGAAAGTCCAAGATCAAACAGGACTTTCAACCAAAGCCATTCAAGAATTTCAATACGCTGCCAGCCAGTCCGGTGTCAGCGTCGATCAATCGCAGGAAGCGCTTGAACGCTTTACCAAATCTCTTGGTCAGGCCGCGAACGGCAATCAAAAGATACTCAAAACGTTCAGTGATCTCGGCGTCACCAGCACGGACGCGCAGACTGCGCTAGGCCAGTTCGCCGATGGTCTCGAAAAGGTGCCAACCAAGGCGCAGCAAGCCGCCGATGTCACGACCGTATTCGGGCGTAGCAATCAACAGCTTGTTGAGACGCTGGCAGACGGTTCGAAAGGACTGAACGAATATGCGGAAGCGGCTGACCAGCTTGGTATCGTTCTTTCTCAATCTACCGTGGATGGCGCCACCAAGGCAGAAGAAAAGCTATCAGCGCTCAAGCTGGTGATTACCGCCGAATGGTCGAATGTGATCGACCAGAACGCTGGCTCGATCGAGAACCTCGCCAATGCGTTCATCAAGCTTGCTGCCGCAGCCGCGAACGCGTTCGCACAGGTGAACAACTCCGGAAACATGGCGTTGTTGAAGAGTCCGTTACTCGCTGCCGCAACTGGCGCGGTTACGGGTCAATCCAGTGATCAAGTCAAGCAACAAGCGCGCGCCTCACTCTCTTCGAATGCTCCCGGTCGTCAACTGTTGTTCGATCAGAACACGCAGGAACTTGTCGATAACGCGGCGCTTAACGGGACCAGCGGATATTCTGCGAAGGACATAGCGGATAACCGTCATGGGCTTCTGCTCGCGCGCGCCGATCTTATGAAGCAGATGGCGCCGCATACAGATGCAGCCACGCCGCCACCAACGGCGCCCGCGCTTCCCGGCCTGAAGACGAGACAGCATAGGGCGCCGAAGGACCGTTCAAACGAAATAGCGGCGAGTTTCGAAAAGGCGCTCGCGTCGCTGACGCAACAAGGTCTGTCACTCAACGAACAGTTGACCACCGATCCGAACATGAAGGCGATGTATGAGCATCAGGCCAATGCATACGATTATGGCTCTACGGATGCCGCTGGAAACCACATTGAGGGAGCCAAGGATAAGGAGATTGACGACAATCTCGCGGCTGGAAAATACGGTGACAAAGGTTCGGACATCGCGAAAAAGCGTGCCGACGAACTAAAAACACAGACAGACCTAAACGGGACGCTGAATGACGAGTTGATCAATCGCCGCTTGGATGCGGCGCTTTCAGCACAGCAACTCGCGCTCAAAACGAATGACATCCAAAACCAAGAGGATTTGCTGAAAAGTCAGCAAGACCTCGCGACCAATTCAACCGATCGTCTCGCCATCGCGAAGCAATTGGTCACTCTCGATGCACAGATGCAAGAGGCGCAGCTTGACGCGATCCTCGCCAGCAAAGATTCCAGCGCTGCGGATAAGCAAATCGCGGCTGCGAAAAAGGCGCTGCTACCAACACTGACGGCTAATGCGCAGGCGAGTGCAGCACGGCAGAATGCGGGGCCGCTCCAGAGCTATCTGAACGCCATGCCTTCCACGGCGGCCGACCTCAACGATAGCCTTCAATCAGCCACGGTCGATGGCCTTGGTAAGCTCAACGATGGCCTTGCGGCTGCGATCAGCGGCACAGGATCGTTGAAAGACGCTTTCTCTAGCATGGCGTCATCGTTCATCAGCGATATCGCCAAGGTGGCGATTGAAGAGACGATCATTAAGCCTCTCGCCAGTCTGCTTGGTGGATCGAGCGGGGGAGGGCTGCTCGGTAGCCTCTTGAAAGGCGCTGGCTCGCTCTTCTCGGGCGGCTTCTCAATCGCTGGCAACACCGCTGATGTCACTGCCGGTCTGACAGCATCGAATGCGAGCGGACTCAGCTCGATCACCAGCGGCTTTCTGTCTGGTCACGCGAACGGTGGTATGACGCAGGCTGGTGACTACATGGTTGGCGAGCGTGGGCCGGAAGTCGTCCACATCGGTGCGCCGGGAACGGTCCTTCAGAACCGTCAGCTACAAGATATGCACGGTGGTGGTCGAAGCATGACCATCAATAGCACCGTCAGTGGTGTCAACGATCCCGCACAGGTTCGCGCACTTTCAGCGCAGACCATCGTGCAAGCACTGCCTGCCACGCTCCAGATGTCGTCTGACAATACGATCAAACGGCTTGGTCGTCCGAAGATGCGATAAGGCCAAGGCCAATAAATAACATATGGCGTCATATCCTTTACAGCAAATTCCGGTCGTCCCGTCTTCGGAGTGGTTGCGTATCGTTAACAAGCAATCGAACCAGCCTTCGGAATATTCCGGCGTTCAGACCATCATCCAGTTCTACGCATCTTGGACTTTGGCGATCAATTGGCCCCGAATGTCGGTGGCAGAAGCAGAAGTGCTGACAGCATGGCTGGATAGTCTGCAAGGTTCTTACGGAAGTTTCTATTATACACCATTTCGTTCCGTCTATCCGAACGCGAAGACTCTGACGCTGGCGAGCGTTGCCTTCCCGACGACACAGACCGTCCAGATTGCGGGATTCACCGCCAGTTCGGCGACCAATCTCCGTGTTGGTCAGTATCTTCAAATTGGCACGCAGCTTGTCAGGATTGCGGCGACACCGATTAACGCGGATAGCTCTGGTCACGCCGTAATTGAATTCAATCCTCCGCTTCGTGCCAATCTCGCCGCTGGCAGCGCCGTAGTTACGAATGCTCCGAAAGGAATTTTCCGCCTCGATCAGAGCAACGGAAGCGGTTTCCAACTTGATCCCGATCTTACTCCAGAATTTGACAGCCTCACTGCAATTGAGGTGATCTAATGGATAAGGGTCTACCTCAAGAATGGCTTGACGCTCTTTCACAGGCTGGCGTTCAAACCGCCTATCTCGCTCGTTTCGATTTCAAGTCAGAGACGGTGTTCGTCTGGACAGGCGCTTACTCGATACAACCGACGAACACGGGTGACGCGTTGTTGGATGGAAATACTTTCGATCCAATCGCATCTGGCGTTCCTTACGATGTAGGGACGAACAGCTACAGCGAGTCAGGTTCCGACGCCTTCGTTCTCACGCTCGCGATACCGGCCGATGTGCCGGCCGAGCTACAAGCGGCTTCGATCGATTCCAATGAATTCCTGACGCGTCCCGCTACCGTCTGGCGCGCGATCATGCTGACACAGGCTGGCCTCGCAACTCCAGCCGCATGGGCGTTTCGCCGCATCCGCAGCGGTGCGATGGACACGCTCGAATTCAGCACTGACAGCACGCAAAGCGTCGTCAAACTGACGATCGAGTCCTACGCGAGCTACATCAGCGATGCGTCACAATCCACATGGAGCGATCAACAACGCTTCGATCCCGCTGATACCAGTCAAGTTTATTGTTCATCGATCGAGAACGGTCAGCCGTTGGCTGTCAGTTCGTCAACAAAGAACTCACTCGGTATCTACTCCAGACTCTTCAAGACTCCCTAAATAATGGATGGAAATACGCCGCAAGGAGCATTGGCAACTCGCTCTATCTAACTATTTTGACGAAGTAGCATACAAAGCTTTCAAGTGGGGCGAGCACGATTGCTCGCTATTCGCCGCGTCAGCCGTTGAGGCGATGACCGGCCATGACTTCGCCGCTGCTTTTCGTGGTCAATATGACGATGCTCGCGGCGCCGCTCTCGCATTGCGTAATTACGGGGAAGGGACGCTACTCAAAACGGTTACCGCTTGCTTTGGAAAGCCCCGTCACATCGCGCACGCAAAGCGCGGCGATGTCGTCATGTATCAGCGCGCGCTTGGAATTTGCTGCGGCACTTTCACGCGGTTTGTCGGCTCGGTTGATGAATCTGGAAGCACCGTGCCAGCGCGTAGCGGCGAGCTTCCCACCGGCTTGATCCC